ATAGTACAACCGAAGGAACAGGTACTTTTAATTTAAATGGAGCTGTAACAGGCTTCGAAGGTTTTGTTGCAGGAATCGGTGATGCTAATACAACTTACTATGCAATTTTTAATCAGGGAACGACTGAATGGGAAGTTGGGCTTGGAACAGTAACAGATGCAGCTACTGATACTCTTGCAAGAACTACAATTATTACCAGTTCCAATTCAGATAGTGCTGTTGATTTTAGTTCGGGTACGAAAGATGTATTTTGTACTTTACCCGCAAGCAAAGCAGTTTATTTAGACGCAAGTGATGCTCAGGTAGGAGGCTTTAGTAGTCTTGCTGCTGACGGTTCACCCCAATTAGGTGCAAATTTAGATGTTGTAACTTATGATATAGTTTCAACTACAAACAGAGATATTGATATTATTCCAAATGGAACTGGAGACGTTGTTTTAGCAGCAGATACTGTTAAAGTTGGAGATGCTGCAGCGGCGGTAACTTTAACTTCTAATGGTGCAGGGGCTTTAACTGTAACTACTGGCGGTACAACAGATTTAATTTTAAGTACCAATAGTGGTACTAATTCAGGAACAATAACAATTACCGATGCTGTCAATGAAGCAATTACTTTAACTCCAAATGGAACTGGAGTTGTAGCTATTGAGGGTTCAATGAACCCCTCTGTGGCTTCTACAGGCAAAGCATTGGTAATGGGATTTTAATTAGGAGAAAAATATGGCAAGTGAAGTACTAAAAGAAAAAACAGTCAGAGCGATGACGAACTCTGAAAACACTTTATTAACAGCAGCATCGGGACACACTTATACAATACTTAATATATCATTATGTGAAACGGGAGCGGCAGACGAAACTTTCGATCTTTACATCGATCCATTAGGTGGCAGTAATGATACTTATATTTATAAATTACAAGCATTAGCTGCAAGTGCAACTTTTGAACATACGACAAGAATAGTTATGGAAGCAACTGATGTACTTTACGGTAGAACAGCTGGTTCTGCTGATGTTGATGTTGTTATTAGTTATTTAGATCAAACATTATAGGAATATTTATGAGTGGAAGTATAGGAGACAACCCATATCGAGCGTCAGGAGTTATTGCAGCCGCTGGGGGTGGTGGAACTTCGTGGCAAGCGGTTATAACAGGAACAACTCATACTGCTGTCGCTGGAGAAGGGTATTTTATTGATACCACATCGAATGTTTGTAATGTAACGTTGCCAACAGGAGTGCTTGGCGAAGAGGTTGTCCTGGTAGATTATGCAGGAACATTTGATTCAAATACATTAACGGTCACCCCGGGTAGCGGAGAAAAAATACAAGGTGAATCAGCAGATGAGGTTTTAACATCCTCAGTAGAACGATCTGCATTTACTTTGGTTTATTCTGGCGCATCACAAGGGTGGCTATTGAAGGATAATTAGGAGAAAACTATGGCAAAAACATATCAATACTGTGTAGCAGAAAACTGGGGAAAAGGATTTATTGAGCATAGTGAATCTACAAAAACTGCATTTTCCGGTTTACCTGGTAATGTTTGGCAAGTTCCAGCACACAACAAAGATGCAAATCTTTGGATTAGTAAAGTGTTAGGAGTTCCTAAAACATTAGTTGAGGCACAAGCGATTGTTGACGCTGAGGTCACTGCAGCACAAACTGCTTGGGATGCTTTATCTGATGAACAAAAAGCTAACAGTACAAGACCCTCTGATATAATATTAACAGAATAAATAAGGATATAAATTATGGCTACATACAAAGAAACAAAAGGAACAGGTGTTCGAAACTTTTCATCAGATCCAGCTAATCCGTTGGTGGGACAGGTGTGGTATAATACTACTTCTAGTTCTTTAAAATATTTTGCTGTTCTATCAGCAGCTTGGGCTACGGGTGGGAATTTAGGTACGGGTAGAAATTATTTAGCAGGTTGTGGTACACAAACAGCTGGGTTGTCTTTTGGTGGAAGTGGACCTTCAGCAGTAACAGAAGAATACGATGGCTCTGCTTGGACAGCAGGTGGAGCTTTAGGAACAGCTAGAGCAAGATTAGCAGGAGCAGGAACGCAAACAGTAGCATTAGGTTTTGGTGGTGGAAATCCAACATCTCCATTTTCTACAACAGCAACAGAAGAATATGATGGATCAGCTTGGACAGGCGGTGGAAGTTTAGGAACTGCAAGAAGATTATTAGCTGGTGCTGGAACACAAACAGCTGGGTTAGCTTTTGGTGGTATTTTAGCTCCCCTCCCCACACCCGGTGCAAACATTTCAGATGCAACAGAAGAATACGATGGCTCTTCTTGGACAGCAGGTGGTAATTTAGGAACAGCTAGATATCAACTTGCAGGTGCAGGAACACAAACTGCAGGTTTGGCATTTGGAGGAAGAGTATACAATCCAAATCAAAATACAGGAGCAACAGAAGAATACGATGGCTCTACTTGGACAGCAGGTGGAGCTATGATAAATGCAAGAAGATGGTTAGCAGGGGCAGGCACACAGACTGCTGGATTAGCTATTGGTGGTGCAGGTGGAGCATCTGCTTTAACAGAAGAATATGATGGAACTTCTTGGGCAGCAACTACAAATATGAATAGTGCAAGAGGTTATTTAGCAGGAGCAGGTACACAAACATTAGCTTTGGCTATTGGTGGTAGTCCAGCAGAAACAGAAGAATTCACAGGCGGTGGACCTGCAACACTAACAGTAGGAACGGATTAAAATATTATGGCTACATACAAAGAAATACGATGGTTCGTCTTGGACTGCAGGTACAAATGCACTTAGTTTTATTAAAGATTTTGCAACAGCCAAAAGTGGAACACAATCTGCAGGACTTATTTTTGGTGGTGAAGGTGCTTCGCCAGGTGATACAGGAGCTAGTCAAGAATACGATGGACCAGGACAACCTGAAACAGTTACAATATCAAGTTCTTAAACCTTGGAATAATTTTTAAATAGTTTATATATTTCTTAATTATAAAGAAGACAGAAATGACTAAAGAAAAAAGAAATATCCAACCGTTAATAGAAAAAGAAGAACAGCATCTTTATAATATTTTGCCTGCAGAAGACGTTAAGGCATTCAAAAATATGGTAGGTGAGTTCAGAGATACTTGGACTAAGAAACAAATTTTCAGAACAGAAACCGAAGCTAGAATATCCGTACTTCAAGATATGAAATACCCAACTAAAGCTGCTAAGTATTGGCAATGTGTTAGAGAACAGAATGTATTTTTAGAAAATTTAATGTCGTTGTCTTTTGATTATAGAAGAAACGATGTTAAGATTAAAAGACTAGAGAAAAAAATTATAGACGAAGAAGATGATCTTAAGAAAGAACTTTGTAAAATTGATCTAGATGAAAAAACATACGGTAAGGCTAATATGGAGCTTACTGCAAGAGACAGAATGAGAGAATTAAAGATGTGGTCTAAACTTAAAAAGGAATTTAATGATGGTTCTTTTAATGATAAAGATGTTAATGAACATCAATTAGATTCTTATAATAAAATCATGCAACACAAATCTAAAACCCTAACAAGTGGTTCATCCCAAGCAGAAGTATTTAATGTATTAGGTCAATTAAAAACTATAGAAAGAGTAAAAAAAGATGGAGAACTGGAACACAATAAAAAAGAATCAATTACTTCAGAACCAAGTTTTGGAAAAAAACCAGAATAAAAAACTTTTCTTTTTAATGGGAATGCCAAGGTCAGGTAATACTTTATTTGCAAGTATTATGAATCAAAATCCTGATATAGTGTGTACTCCTAACTCTATTACATTAGAGATTATGAAAGATTTATTCTTATTAAAAGAAACAGATATCTTTCAAAATTATCCAGACCATCAATCACTAGACAACGTATTAGATTCTGTTTATGTAAATTATTATAAGGACTGGCCACAGAAATATATTATAGATCGTGGTCCTGTTATGACTAAAGGCAACTTTGCTTTAATGAAAAAGCATTTTAAAAAACCTTTTAAATGTATTGTATTGCTTAGAGATGTGATGGATGTTCTTGCCAGTTATATGCAATGGTACACAGAAGAACCGGATGCATTTCCAAATAAATATGGATGTAAAAATGATGATGAAAAACTAGGTATGATTATGAATAAAGACGGGGCTGTTGCCAAAGATTTAGAGGCTATAAAAAACTCGTTTAATTATAAAGACCTCTGTTATTATTTAAAATATGATGACCTAGTTAGTAATCCAGAACACTGTATTAAAGAAGTATATAAATTTTTAGAAGAACCTTACTACGCGCATCAATTTCAAAACTTGCAACAGATTAATATTAATGGACTGGGGTATAACGATAGAATTGTAGGAAAAAATATGCATACTATCCGGAATGAAATTAAGAAAGAATACAATCCCTACATTGAAAAAATTCCACAAAGAATAAGAGAAAAATATGGACACATTAGATTTTAAAATAACGGCTTTAGGACAAACTGTTTTAAGGTATCAAGTACCGCTTGATGTATATGATACTCTAAACCATATTTATGAAACCAAGTATCCGACATTACTCCCAGCTAATAAACAACTCATAGGAAAAATAGAGAAGGAGCATTCTTTATTCTTCGGGGGCACAGACACTGATAAAATGAAACAACATAACTTATTACCTCAGAATGTATTACAATGGTTTGAAAAGATGTTCAGGCATTATTTAGACTGGAATAAAATTAAAGATTATAAAACGCACTTAAATTCTATATGGGTTAATACTATGTTTGAACATGAATACAATCCAGTGCACGTGCATCAAGGAATGTTATTCACAGGTCTTTCTTCAGTCATGATTTTAAAACTTCCTAAGTCTTTTGGTGTTGAATATTCATCTGCCCATCAACCACAAAATGGAAGACTTCAGATACTAGGTTCAGCGTCCGGACAGTTTGCAACCATTGATTATGAACCAGAATTAAAAGAAAGAGATTTTTATGTATTTCCTTATGATATGAGACACACGGTCTATCCATTTAATGGACCGGGATATAGAAGAAGTTTGGCAGCAAATATGGATGTCGAGTATGATCCAATAAAAAATAGGGGAAAAACACCTTATAACGGGAGAACCTAATGTACGAAAATATACACCTTACAGAACCTAAATGGAAAAGTTGGATTATACAAACAACGACTCCATTATTTACACCCGATCAATGTAGACAGATTATTGAATGCGGAAGAAAACAAAAACCGCAAACCGCACAAGTGGGAATAGATAAGCCTGGCGGTGGAACCGATACTAAAAAAAGAGTTACCACGATCAGTTGGATTCCATTTAAAGAAATGGAACACCTGTATCAAGATCTTTATAGATTTATTGTTAAAGCTAATGAGAATCATTTTGGATTTGGTGATATTCAAATAACGGAACAAGTACAATTTACAGAATATCCTGAAGGAGGATTCTATGACTGGCATATGGATTGTGACGTAAACATGCAACACGAACCACCGGTTAG